AGACCAACTCGCGAGCGAAGATCACCTACGCCAACATCACCCAGCGGCACCTCGGCTTCCTGGTGATGCACCTGAACCCGGCCGTCGTGCGCCGTGAGTACGCCCTGTCGGCTGCTCTCCCTGCTCCGCGCTTCGTCAAGTTCAACACCGACGCCCTGCTGCGGATGGACCCGTCCTCGCGCACGTCGATGCTCAACGGCCAGGTCGAGGCTCGCACGCTCGCGCCGTCGGAGGCTCGGGCCATCGAGAACCGCCTGCCGTTCACCGAGAGCCAGTTGGCCGAGTTCGACCGCCTGTTCGGCAAGGGCACCGCCACGCCGGCCGCCGCCACTCCTACGGAAGGCAACTCATGAGGACCATGACCGAAGCCGCCTTCGCGCGGCGGGACGGGTACGCGGCGCCGGCCGACCGACCGACCCAGCGCCGCATGGCCGACGCCGAGGATGCGCCCCGCGCCGCCCGCGTAGGCAGTCTCGGCCGCCCCGAGGTTCGCACGGCACCCGATGGCACTGAATCCACGCACGTGGTCGGCCTCGCCTCGGTCACCGAGCAGGGCTACGAGATGTACGACATGTTCGGCCCCTACACCGAGATCATCTCGGCCGACGCCTTCGACAAGACGCTCGCCGCCAACCCGCTGGTCGAGTTCACGCTGAACCACAACCGCGGCGGCGGGCTGCCGATGGCCCACACGCGCAACGACACGCTGACGCTCGGTCGCGGCGCCGAGGACGACCGGCAGGGGCTCGCGTACGACGCCGAGGTTGACCCGACTCGCGGCGACGTCGCGGACATGCTCAAGGCGCTTGCCCGGGGCGATCTCGCCGAAGCGTCGTTCAAGTTCCGCATCGTCCGCGGCCAGTGGTCGCCGGACTACACCGAGTACCGCATCGAGGAAGTCGATCTCCATCGGGGCGACGTCTCTGCGGTCAACTTCGGCGCCAACCCGCTCGCGACCTCTTCGGTCCGCGACCGGTCTGCCCAGCCTGCCGCGAAGGCTCGGGTCCAGGTGCACGACTACGAGGTCGAGCACCGCCACTGATCGTCCGCTGCATCACGCAGCGGCCAGCAACACGCACGCGCGCGCCACATGGCCTGCCTGTCCGTCGAGCGACACCACCAGTCACTCAACAGGAAGGCAGAGCCATGAAGCTCTCCGATCTCCTCGCGCAGGTACGCGCGAACACCGCCACCAAGCTCGAGGCGCGCAACAAGCTCGCCGACGAGCTGGCGACCCTCCGCGACGCGGAGACCCAGGACGAGGCCAAGATCGCCGAGGTCCGCAAGGCCAAGGACAAGCTCGACGCCGACATCGACGCTCTCCGCGAGCGCGAGAAGGATCTGGCCGACGAGTTGGCCCGCGACGAGGCGGCCGACCGTCTCGCCCGCGAGGTCCAGCCCGGCGCCCCGGCCCCGGCCTACGACAAGGTCGCCCGCACCGGCCAGGAGCCGCGGACCTACACCGCGGAGACCAGCCGCTCCGGCGTCTCGTTCTTCGCCGACGCCCACCGCTTCCAGCAGGGCGACCTCGACGCCCGGTCGCGCATCGAGCGCCACGGCAACGAGGTCAAGGTCGAGCGGGAGATGACCGAGCGTGCCACCAGCACCAGCTCGTTCGCTGGCCTCATCGTGCCGCAGTACCTCGTCGACCAGGCCGCCCTCGTGGCGCGCGCCGGCCGCCCGTTCGCCAACACGGTCCAGAAGCTGCAGCTCCCCGACCAGGGCACGCAGTTCCAGATCCCGCGCGGCACCACGGGCGCGGCCACCGCGATCCAGGCCACGGAGAACTCCTCGGTGCAGTCCACCGATGAGGTGTGGGCCAACGTGACGGTCAACGTCGCGACCATCGCGGGTCAGCAGGACGTCTCCCGGCAGTCGCTCGAGCGCGGCACCCCGGGCATCGACTCGCTGATCTACCTGGACCTCGCGGGCGCGTACGGCGTCAACCTGGACACCCAGGTTCTGTCCGGCTCGGGCTCCTCGGGCCAGATGCTCGGCGTCCTGAACACGGCCGGCATCAACCAGGCCACCGCGTTCGGTGCCGCCGCGACCCCGACCACCTTCTACTCGAAGGTCGCCGGCCAGGTCAACGCGATCGAGACCACCCGGTTCATGGCGCCGAACTTCATCGCCATGCACCCGCGGCGCTGGAACTGGCTCATCAGCCAGGTCGACACCGCTGGTCGCCCGCTGGCGGTCCCGAACCCGAACGGCCCGTTCAACGCCCTCGCGGTGGCGAGCGAGCCGCTGGACACCGGCTCGGCGCAGGCTGTCGGCCTGTTCCAGGGCCTGCCCGTCGTGACCGACGCCTCGATCCCGACTTCGGTCGGCACGGGTCCTGAGGACCAGGTCATCGTCTACCGCAGCAACGACCTGCTGCTGTGGGAGGACGGCGACGGCATGCCGCGCGAGCTGCGGTTCGAGCAGACCCTGGGCAACCAGCTCACGGTGAAGCTCGTCGTCTACGGCTACGCCGCGTTCACCGCCGGTCGCTACCCGACCGCCGTCGGCGTCGTCGGCGGCAACGCCGGTTCGGCCGGCTTCGGTCTGGTCGCTCCGACCTTCTGATCGGTCTCCGTACCCGGGTCGCCTTCGGGCGCCCCGGGTGTCGGGGTCTGACCAGAACACGCATCCCCACAGGACGAGGAGAACGAGATGGCCGAGATCTACACCGATGACCTGCTCGGGGGCTACGAGAGCCTCCGCGCCGACCGCGACTGGAGTGTCGACATGATGGCCGACAACATCGAGACCAGCGACCCCGCACTCGCGGCCGTCTACCGCGAGCGTTACGCCAGCAGCCAGCCTGCCGAGCGCAAGGCCGCGCCGAAGGGTCGCCGCAGCAAGGCCGACGCGGAGAGCGACGAGGGCTGATAGGTGGCCCTGGTCAACGCCTACGCGACGACGGCCGACCTGCGCTCGCAGCTCGGCGACCCGGGGACGTCGCTGGACACGGCGATGCTCGAGCGTGCCCTGAACTCGGCATCGCGCGCCGTTGACCACTACACCGGCCGCCGCTTCTGGGCCGACGCGACGCTAACCGCCCGCACCTACGACGGCTCCGGCACGGAGCGGCTGCTGGTCGACGACATCAGCGACCGCGCGGGCGTGGTCGTCAAGGTCGGCTACGACGGCGCCACGTTCACCGAGACTCGCACGGCCGGCGTCGACTTCGTCCTCGAGCCGCAGAACGCCGACGCATCCGTGGGCGAGGCGTTCGCATTCTGGAGCCTCCGAGCGATCCAGGGCCGGTTCTGGCCGAAGCTGCCGTACCTCGGCCCGACGGTGCAGGTCACGGCGAAGTTCGGCTGGTCCGCAGTGCCGCCCGAGGTCAACTCGGCCACCCTGCTCAAGGCCGCCTCGCTGTTCAAGCGCAAGGACGCCCCGTTCGCGGTCGCTGGCTTCAACGACTTCGGCGTGGTGCGGATCGGGCGCAACGACCCTGACGTGATGGACCTGCTCGGCCACCTCGTCATCCCGGGATTCTGAGATGCCGACGCTCGGTCAGGTCCGCACGGCAGCGCGCGACACGATCACGGCCGCGATCCCGAGCCTGTTCGGCTACCGGACCGTGCCCGACGTCGTCAACGGTCCCGCGGTCATCGTCTCGCCGTCCGATGTCGACTTCAACGTCACCATGGGCCGAGGGTTCGACACCTACACGTTCGATGTGACCGTGCTCGTCGCGCTCACGGATGCAGCGCTGGCGCAGGACACACTCGATGGCTACGTGACCGGCTCCGGCTCGCTCTCGATCCGCCAGGCCGTGTTCAACAACCGCAGCCTCGGCATCACCGGAACCGACGCGCACATCCGCTCGATGCGGTCCTACGGCGCGACCTACGACATCGGCGAGATCTCGTACGTCGGCGCCGTTCTCGAGTTGGTCGTACAGACGACCGGCACCGCCTGATCTCCCTGCACTACTCGCACCAGCCCGACCCGAAGGAGAACCCATCATGGCTGCTCTCACAGCCCTCACCCCCAGCGTCGCGGGAGTGGTGAACGCCGCCGCGGCGGTCTCCGCATCCGACACCATCGACGGCTCCCTGCTCGGCAACGGCGGGGTGTACCTGGAGATCATCAACGGCAACGCGTCCTCGGACACGATCACGATCACCGACTACGGCACGACGCAGGCGGGCAACCAGCTCCCGTCCAACACGTACACCGTCACGGTCGCGAACGGCACGTCGAAGATCTTCTGGATCAAGCCCGGCTCGGCGTCGCCGACGACCGGCCTCGTGACCGTCACCCACACGACGACCGCGACCGTCACCTACAAGCTGTACGTGAACCAGTGACGAACACGTACCTGCCCATCAGCGAGCGGGCCAAGACCCTGCTCGGCTCCGACGTGGTCGAACTCGACCTCACCGCGACCGAGGAAAAGGACCAGCTCGACGCCGGTCATCTCCAGATCGCCCCCCGCGCCTACAAGGTGCTGTCGAACAACTTCTCGGCGGCGGATCAGGGCAAGACCTTCGAGGCTGCCTACCCCGTCGAGACCGAGGCCGCTCTGATCCAGGGCGGCCACATCGAGCGGGCCGAGAAGCCCGTCTCCGCCGCCAAGAAGAAGAGCTAGCGCGAGCGAGGTCGGGATCGGGCGCAACTCATCGAGCAGAAGCGCCCCTTCCCGATCTTGACCTGAGCGATCCGAACCAGGAACAGCTTGCCGCAGTTCTCGCAGGGCTTCTCGGTCGCCCGTTGGCGACTGCCGTTCTGATTGACGATGTAGAGATCGTGATCGTCGATCCTCCTGCGATCTCCCTCGCGGGTCCGGTGCGAGTTGCAGACGTGGCAGCTCGGAACCAGGTTGGCCGGATCGTTGTTCTGCTGATCCCAGTCCAGATGGTCAGCGATGATCGCGCCTTCCGCGATTCCTGCGCCTGGCAGCCAAGTGATCACCGCGCTGCACCAGTGGCACTCGTGCAGCCCCTCGCCGATCTTGTCGAACAAGACGAGTCGGCACTCAGCCACGGCCCCTGACGGCGGGGCCAGTGGGTGATTCGGCACGTAGCACATACGCGTGCCGACCGTAGACAACTTCCGGCGTGGCCGACCGGAGGCGTTGTAGCAGGCCGCCGAGCAGAACCGGTTAGCGCGGTTCCGCTGCCTCTGCTGGAACTCCGCGCCGCATCTCTCGCAAGTGAGTGTCATGCGGTCAATCCTACCATCAACACAGGAGATAGAATTGCCATGGCGATCTTCACTTTGACCGACGCCTACGTCAGCATCAACGGCGTCACCCTCTCCGACCACGCCAAGTCCGTCACCGTCGAGGACACCCGCGACCAGGTCGACATCACCGCGTTCGGCGCGACCTCGAAGGCTTACACCAAGGGCCTCGGCGACGCGAAGATCACGGTCGAGTTCTACCAGGACTTCGCGGTCGGCAAGGTCCACGCGACCCTCCAGCCGCTGCTCGGCTCGACGACCCCGGTCACGATCGAGGTGCGGCCCACCAGCGCCGCCCGCTCGACCACCAACCCGGCCGCCCTCATGTCGGGCCTGCTGTTCACCTACAACGCGCTCGCCGGCTCCATCGGTGACGCGTCGTCGATGACGGCCGAGTTCATCAACGCCGCCCAGGCTGGCATGACCTACCCGACGTCCTGACCTGATGCCCTCTGAGTTCGAGCTGCGGGGAGCCGTGAAGCTTGCTCGCGTCGCCAAGGCTCTCCAAGGGCAGGGCGACGCGAGCAAGGGCTTCCGCAAGGAGCTGCAGTCCGGGCTCGTCAAGGCCACCAAGCCCGCTCGCAAGGACTTGAAGGCCGCCATCCCCGACGCCCTGCCGCATCGCGGCGGGCTCTCGGCCAAGGTCGCCTCGGACTCCTCGTTCGCGCTCGCCACGAGCAAGAGCCGGGGCGCGGCTGTCGGCGTCCGCATCCAGGGCAAGCGCCGTGGCCTCAAGGGCGGCAGTCTGCGCCGCTTCAACGCCGGCACCTTCCGGCACCCCGTCTTCGGACGCGACACCTGGGTCAGTCAGACCGCAGGGGTCAAGAAGGGCTTTCTCGACCGTGCCTTCGCCAAGCAGCAGCCGCAGATCCGGGCGGCCGTGTTGGGCGCGATCGAGTCCACGAAGAACCGCATCTACAGGAGCATCCGATGAGCACTGCCAAGGTCACCGTCAACGAGGTCATCGAGTCCATGACCGGCCGCGAGGAGAACCTCGTCGCCGAGACGTTCGGGATCAACCCGTACGCCGAGGACGAGAACGGGAACTCGCTCCTGCCGGGCTCGATGTTCCTCCGCGCCCTCGTCTTCATCTGCGAGCGCCGCAACGGCAAGACCGACGCGGAGGCGTACGACGCCGCGATGGACCTGCCGCAGAAGTCGCTCCTGACCTACTTCGCCCCGGACGGCGATGAGGAGTCGGGAAAAGAGTCCGACTCCAGCGAGCCGCAGCCGGAGAACTCGCAGCCTTCTGCCTCCTGACCGGCCGAACCAAGGCCGAGTACCTGGCACTGACCCGCGCTGAGCGGGCGGCATTCATCGAGCACGCCACAGCCACGCCGAAGGACCCGAAGGTCATGACCGGCGACGCGGCCATCAACTACATGCAAGCCCAAGCGGCAGGGGGTGCCTGATGTCTGACATCGCCTTCGACATTATCGGCCGCGACCGGGCCTCTGCCGCCTTCCGTAGCGTGGGCAAGTCGGCCCAGGGTGCGAACAAGGAAGTCACCGGGTTCGGCACCAGCCTCAAGAGCCACATCGGCAAGTTCGCCGCCCTCACGGCAGGGAGCCTCGGTGCCGGCGCGCTGATCGGGTTCGCCAAGTCCGCGATCGACACCGAGAAGTCCTACTCGACGTCGATGCGCACCATCAAGGCCGCGACCAACGCGACCGGCGCGCAGATGAACAAGCTCAACAAGCAGGCGATCGACCTCGGACAGAAGACCGTCTTCTCGGCGGGCGATGCGGCCGACGCGATGCTCGAGCTCGGCAAGGCGGGCCAGAACGCCGGCCAGATCATGCAGACGGTCCCGCAGGTGATGAACCTCGCCGCGACCGAGGGCATGGGGCTCGCCGACGCTGCTGGCGTCGTGACCTCGGCGCTGGCGCAGTTCGGCCTCAAGGCGGGCAAGTCGGCGGTCGTCGTGAACGCTCTCGCGGGTGCGAGCAACGCGTCCAAGGCGAGCGTGGCGTCGATGTCCGAGGCGCTCAACTACGGCGGCGCGGCAGCGCATGCGGTTGGGCTCACCGTGCAGGAGACGTCTGGCGCGCTCGCGGCCCTGGCGCAGCACGGCCAAGAGGGCAGCGTGGCGGGATCGGCGCTCGCGAGCGTGTTCAACCACCTGCAGCCTCAGACCACCAAGGCCGCCACCGCAATGAGCGACCTGGGGATCAACTTCGTCAAGGCCAATGGGTCCTTCAAGTCGATCTCGCAGATCGCGCAGATCCTGCAGTCGAAGCTCGGCGGGCTGACCCCTGCCGCACGCAAGGCCGACATCTCCGCGATCTTCGGGCGCAACGCCAGTTCGATCGCCGCCGTCCTCGCGCTGATGAACGAGGGCGCGAAGGGGATCAACCGCTACACCAAGGCGTCCAGCGACATGAACTCGGCGGCGAGGCTTTCGGCCGCGCGCATGGGTGGCACGGCGGGCGCGATCGAGCAGTTGAACGGCTCCATCGACACCGCGAAGTTGAAGCTCGGCCAGGCGCTTGCCCCGATGGTCATCAAGGTGTCGAACTACCTCGCGCAGCACCTGGTCCCGGCGATGGACGACACGATCACGTTCGCCAAGGATCTCGGCAACACGCTGAACGCGACCGTGATCCCGCCACTCAAAGTGGCCGGCGGACTCGCGCTCGACGTGGCGAAGTTCTTCGGCGGTCTGCCGGGTCCGCTCAAGTCGGTCGGCGTCGAAGCCGGGATCGCCGCTCTCGTGTTCCCGCGGCTCGCTGCTGGCGTCACGACCGCGACCACGGCGATCAAGAACCAGATCACCTACGCCCGCGTGCTCCGGCTGGAGATGGCCGAGTCCATCAACACGGGCAAGCTGAGCGAGCGCCAGACGCTCGCCCTCGGCAACGCGATGAAGTCGGTGGCTGGCGTCGGAGGCATGATCGCGATGGCCCAAGGCGCCCATACGACCAACAAGGCGCTTGGGCTCCTCGAGACCACGGCGGGCGCTGCTGCGGTCGGCTTCTCCGTCGGCGGCCCCTGGGGAGCCGCGATCGGCGGTGCGGCAGGCGCGCTGATGAGCCTGATGCACGCGACCCATAAGAGCAGCGCGGCGTTCGACGCGGGCCAGAAGTCCGCCACCGACTACGCATCGAGCCTCGATGCGGTCACGGGCGCGACGACGGCCGCAACCCGAGCCACCGCCTACCACGCGCTGCAGCAGGACGGTGCGCTCGCGGCGGGCGCGAAGCTAGGCATCAGTCAGCGCACCCTCGTCAATGCATTGCTCGGGCAGAAGGACGCGCTGTCGCAGGTCAACAACGCCATGTCGGCCGTCAACATGAAGGCGGTCGGATCGCTTGCCAGCGGGCAGGCGCTCACTCAGAGCGACAAGGACCAGATCGCCACTGCCCAGCGACTCGGGACAGCGCTCGGCCTGGAGACTGACAAGCTCCACTCGGACATCGCTGCCAAGCGAAAGGCAGCGCTGGCGACTGGCGACCTGTCGAAGGTCATGAAGGGCGTGCCGCGGAAGATCGCCACCCGGCTGGTGCAGGAGGGCGCCCGCCCGAAGGACGTGATCGCCGATCTGGTGCGACTGACGCGTCAGGGCAAGCTCGTTCCAAAGCAGCTCAAGACGATCATCCGCGCGACTGGCATCGACACGACGGTCAAGGACCTGATCCGGCTGTCGAAGACCAGCGGCAACGTCAAGAGCGATGTCCAGGCGGACAGCAAGAACACCGGCTCGGCTTGGGCACAGTTCTTCGGCCAGGGCGTCTCGTCGAGCAAGGGCAAGGTCGACAACTCGCTGTCCGGCCTCGTCCTCGGCTCAACCAAGAGCGCCACGGGCAAGGCTTCCTCGTCGGCCAACGGGCTGGGGCTCAACTACGGCCAGGGCTACGTCAACGGCATCAATGCCAAGGTCGGCGCCGCCTATTCGTCGGGCTACAACCTTGGCATGGCTGCCAAGCGGGGAACGCAGGCGGCACAGAAGTCGAACTCGCCGTCGAAGATCGCGCACAAGCTGGGCGGCGACTTCGGCAACGGCTACCGCAACGGGCTCCGCGCATCCCGCGGCGGCGCCATGTCTGCCGGCGTCGCCCTGATCGAGTCTCTCGTCAAGGGCATCGACCAGCACAAGGTCCGCGTCAAGGACGTGCTGGGGAAGCTGACCGACTACATCGACAAGCAGACCTCCAAGATCAGCGGTCTGATGTCGAAGCGTCAGGGGATCATCGACTCGGTCAAGGGCTTCTCGTCCAGCGTGTTCGGTGCGACGTTCCAGGACGCGGAGGGCAACGACCGGGCCGGTTCGGTGGCGGACCTGATCGCGTTCCAGCAGCAGCAGGCGGCACAGGCGGCACAGGTGCAGGCCGACATCAAGACGCTCATCAAGGACAAGCTCTCCGGCAACCTGCTCAACCAGTTGCTCGGCGAGGGCGCGTCGGGCATCGCGAACATCCACACGCTCGCGGGCGCCTCGGCCTCCGACATCGCTGCGATCAACCAAGCGAACGCGGCGACGCAGAACAGCCTCGCCGCTGGTGGCAACG